TTGGCTCTTTGATCTGCGCAGCTGGTCGTTACCCTCCCCAGCGCAGTCGCAGTCAGCAGGCAACAAAAAACCCCAAATCCTTGGGTGGTGCGGCCTTGGCGGGCATCCTTGGAATAAGTCCTCTTTAGATCAAAATGACCAATTCCAAGCATTTGTCGCACCACCGAAAAATTCGGGGTTACTGATCTTAAAGAGATTCCAACAAGTGCCACCTTGCTGACAAGGCCATATTACCATAATTAATCACTAGGCGAATGCCTATTTTTAGTAGGCGAATCCCTATTTTTGGCATTTATTGCCATTTGTTGCCTTTTTTTCCTAGGTATTTACCCTAGTTTTATAGGTGTTTTCCCTAGTTTTGATAAAAAAACGCATAAATCCGTTGCAAATACCTAATAAACGGTTTACTATTCACATACGGTCAACGCTCAGACCGGATCTTTAAAGGAGCTTTACTATGTTTCAAGTTACTTTTTACTCTTTTTCTAAAGTTCTCAACAAAAGTTTTATTAATGTTGAGATTCACAAATCCATTGATGATGCAAAGCTACGCGCTTCTGCGCTTCATTGGACTATTCAGTCTGTTGTACAAATTTAATTAACGGGGCTACGGCCCCATTTATCGGAGAGAATATATGAACGCAATCGACATCCAAATCACCCAAGTAGACCGCCTTGGTCTTTTGTTGGCACAAATCGCTGACCTTACTCAAGAGGCAGACGCAATCAAAGATGAGATTAAAGAGGCAGCCACAGCTGGCGGCCCATCGTCTTATGAGGGCAATCTGTACCGCGCAACTGTTGTGGCCAGCAATCGCCAGATTGTTGACTACAAGGCCCTGATCGCTGACCTGGGCGTTAGCGCCGAGCAGCTGCAGGCATTCACTAAAACCACCGCTGTATTTGCAGTAAAGACCGTTAGTCGTTAATTAACCGGGGCCATCGCGCCCCATTTTTTTGGAGAGAATAGATGGAAGACTTACAAGACTTGTATCACCAGCAGCAGTTGGAGCATCAAGAATGGGTATCAAAATTTTCTTATTGCGATTACATCGCGCATCGCATTAAAGAAACCATGAATAAGCCTGACCCGAAAAAGATTATTTATGGTGCAGGGTCTGTGAAGTTTGATTTAAATGCAGAGGGTCAATTTGTTAGCACCAAAAAACATTTGTTTGTTGTTGATCGTAACCGCCGTACATACAAAATCACCGTGGAGGAAGTATGAAAGAAACCAAAATTAATCTTGTAGCACAACATTTAGTTAAAAAAAGAAAAATCACCAGCTGGGAGGCCATCGAGCGCTATCACGCAACACGCCTAGCTGACATTATTTTTAATCTCAAGGCCGAGGGTTGGGAGATTGTTACCAACATGGTCAAAGACGATAGCGGTGTGCGTTACGCAGTCTACCGTTACATTTCGTCACCACGAAAAGCGAGGGCATGATGCGTAAGACTAATTTTGAGGCAAACAAATGGCAGCGCAATGTGTTTACTAAAAAGGAATCGCCTTGGATGGAAGCCTTAGCTGCTGTTTGTTTAGTGGTGTTTTGTTTACTGTTAGCATTTATTTGATCGGAGGGAATATGCAAAAAATAGCAACTGCGTTAGTAAAAGCGCAAAAGGCCTTTGGGCCAGCGCTCAAATCGTCCACCAATCCACACTTCAAATCACGGTATGCTGATCTGGCTGCCTGCGTTGAGGCCGTGATTGATGCCCTAAATGACAACGGAATTGCCTTGCTGCAGCATTCGCATGAATGTGCAGACGGCATCATCATCGAGACCATTTTTTTGCATGAGTCTGGCGAAATGATCTCCGGCGGCAAACTCCATGTGCCAGCCACCAAGCAGGATGCCCAGGGTTATGGGTCAGCCATGACCTATGCCCGCCGGTATTCGCTCCAAGCAGCTTGTGGAATTGCCCCAGAGGACGATGATGGCAACCATGCATCGCGCCCAGTAAAGCCTAAATCTACGCGGTCTAAGGCCGAGATTGAGGCCTTGATTACCGCAACAACCACATCCGACCAGCTGACCGCGGTCTGGAAAACGCTGCCACCAGAGGAGCGCGAATTAGTGCGCGAGTTTGCTGCCAGCCATAACGAAAAAATAAAGGAGTCATAAAATGCGCGAACCGAATCCATTTCAACAAGACGGGACTTGGTGGAATGACCGCCTGGGCAAACTAACCGGTTCTAGGATGGCTGCAGCCATGAACTTTTTAAAGTCTGGCAAGGAGTCTAGCGAGCGCGAAAACCTACGCTACGAAATTGTGGCCGAGCGCATCACCAACACTTTTGTCGACAAGTACATGACCGCGGATATGCAATGGGGCGTTGAGCAGGAGGCCGCAGCCAAAGAGGCCTTTGAGAACCGCACCGGTCTAATCGTCAGAGATGTTGGTTTTATTGATCATCCCAAAATACCGTTTTGCGGGGTGAGTCCTGACGGGTTTGTGTCCGATGGGATGTTAATTGAGATCAAATGTCCTAAAACCAAAACCCACATGAAGTATGTAGCCAACCAGGTTATTCCTGTGGAGTACAAGCCGCAGATGTTGTTGCAGTCGGCCTGCACCGGTAAGGATGTCTGGTTTGTGTCTTATGACCCGCGGATGGGCGAGGGGCGCGATTTGTTTATTAAAAAATACATCCCAACCACAGAAGAAATTGCAGAAGTCAACGCAGCTGCTGAGAAGTTTTTAGCGGAATGCGATGCGCTTTTTGATTTCTTTAACGACAAAGCAAACTATTTTGATCAAGGAGATTTTTAATGTTATTACTTGGATTGGCCCGATTGGGCAACGAACCCGATGTTCGCTACACACCAGACGGTAAGGCCGTAATGGATTTGTCATTAGCTTTTTCCTATGGCCGTAAGGTAGACGGCAAGCAGCCGACCCAATGGGTTACTGGGACCATGTGGGGAGACCGCTGCGAGAAGTTAAAACCGCATCTGTCTAAAGGCCAGCTGTTGTTTGTCAGCATGACCGAGCCCCATGTAGAAACTTATAAGCGCCAGGATGGCACAGAGGGGACCACTTTAAGGGCTAGGATTGGCGAATTGGAGTTTGCTGGACCCAAACCCGAATCTCAGCCACAAACGCCGCCAGCGGCCCAAAAATACCCTTCTCGGTCCTATTCTGGCCCAATCGATGATGACAGTCCATTCTAGGAGAGGATAAATGAAAATGATCATAGCCGGAGTTTGTTTACTAATTCTTAGTGGCTGCGGCATCTTGCCCGACAAGCAGGCCATGCCAGAGCAGCAGCTGATAGTCGATGATAAGGTTCACGCCATGAGCCGCTTAGAGGTCGTGACAGCCATCCAGGACTGCCAGGTGGCCAAGACCAGGGCGGTGGTGATTTACGGTAAGCGCAAGGTCGGTGGCATGACCCGTGACATAGTGGTGGATGTCTCATGCGCCCCGCTTTATTGATTATTGGGGTAGTTTTGTTGGTTTTGGGGCATCTGGAGGCCGTTCACAACTCGTACCGTGAGGGGTTTTCAGATGCGATTAAGCAAGAAAAAAACCCCACCGTAGAAGTGGGGCCAAGTAGTCCAAAGGAGACCACAGAAGTCCGTATCTAGTGTATCACGCGTATGGCCGGGTTCCGCTGCGATCAATAATTAATGCCTGCTGCCGGGGTTTGTATTCTGGGTTATTAGGGATTGAGATATGGGTCCAGCGGTCAAATTCGCGGATTACCTGGTCATAACCAATATCCGCAGCCATTACGGCCTTGACCACATCATCTGGGGTCATACCTGGCACACGAATGTCAGCAGCGCAGCCAATCCGGTGCTGGCTAGAATCCTTAGACCCAACCGCATCATTGACCAGCTTAGACCTAAACGCGCTGTTGATCATGACCGGCTTGCCGCCAACCACGGTTTTAACTTGTTCCAAAAACTCTGCTAAACGCTTTAAATTTGATAACTCATTAAGATTTGGCGAGTTATCCCAGCCGTTACGGGCCGCCGTTTCTGAGGCGGTTAGTTCATCCAAGGTAAAGTGTTCACTTAGGTTCATTTTTTTTAGCCTTCATTTCCATAATTTTTTCTAGGGTACGGCCACCAAAATAGGCAGACATAATCAACATACCCCATTCTCCTAGCAAATTGACATACGATTCTTTTGCATCGTACCCAAATGCCGACATCATGGCAAACAGAAAATAACCAGCAAAAATAGCAACTAAGGACATCGGACGGATGTTTTTAGATAACCATGAATCAGAGCCTAAGTCGGCTTTCCACCGGTCCGAAATATTGTTTTGTTCATTCATATCTGCCTGCAACTCGGCCAACTTACCTTCTTGTTGCATTCTCAAAAGTTCCTGTTGGGCCTTGGCTTTAGCCTCTGGATCAGGAATAAATTTATCAAGGACTTTCATCCCTACATCAAACAACGCAGTTAACGGAAACATTATTTTTTACTCCCCCAAACGATGTAATACGCAATCCAGGCAGCTACCAAAAAACACCAAAACTGCACCCACTTTACTTTAGCCAACTCCGCATCAAAATATTTGCGGTCTTCCTTTTCTAGCTTTTCTATCTCTGTTTTTATTTGAATTAGTTTGTCCCATTCTTTAATGCCGTACTTCTTAATAAAATCCATGCGCAGTTTATATTCCTCATCCGATATTCTTTTTCGGTGTTTGTACTCATCAAGGGCTTTAAATATTGCCCTTTCTTTTCTTAACTCTGCCTCTCTGCGCTCGCGAATCTTGGCATTTGCCCGTTCTTTTGCTACATCTACCGCTTCTTTTTGTACTTCTTCAATGTTTTTACCGATTTCTCGGCCTGCCTCACGGCCTGTTTTAATCCCTTCGCTGATGCCTTTAGCGCCAGCGGATAACCCCAGTTCGTCCGACATATATCATCATTTTTTTATTCTTTGCCATATGTCGGCAACTGGCATTGAGTTAATCTCTTTCCACCCGATTAATACACACGCAAACATAATAAAAAGGAAAAAAGTAAACAATGCTGCAAATGTAATGACTGCAAATATTGCAATAAACAATGCAAACATATTAAGTATGGTAAGAAACATTTTAATGAGCCATTAAAATACTCGTTAATATAAATAAAAGAATTAAGATATAAATTCTTTTAGCCCAATATTGCTGATTTAGTATGCGCGGGTCCATGATCAAATAACTCTGTAACTCCAGCATATCTTCGTCATATTCAATGTACTTTGGTTTTAACGGGTTTAAATAATAGGTGTTGCCTATCTTAATTTTCCCGTTGTTATATGGCACATCCATAACTGCCTACTTGTCTGCTTTATCGTTTAGCCGGTCAAAAAACGATGACATAATGATTTCCAGCTTATCAAATCGTGCGGCCATTTCAACCCGTACTTCTTTTAGATCATCGCGGCGCACATAAATTTCTGGTAAATCTTTTTCAATCTGGTGAATGTCTCGGCGCAATTCTTTGACCGAATCCCAAATTTCTCTAGCAAACCAGCCAACTGAGGCCAAAAGACATCCAAGAATGATGTTGATAATTGTTTGCCATTCCATATTAAGTCTTCATGATGTAGCACAACGCATAGTATGGAGGCAAATTAGCATTAGTACCGCTATTACCAGAATTTGCAGTTGTTGTAGCTACAGTAATTCCAGTTGTTGCAGTTTGGATCATTTGCGTAGAAGTCGTATTTACTGAGCCACTAAATGAATTAGTAAATTGCGCTCCTGCTGATGAACTACCACTAGTTTGTGTTATTGCATCATGGTCATGACCAGGGTCTGTAACTGTAGAAGTTGCCGTATGGTTATGGGTTACAACTATTGCATCTGCAGAACCACCAGTAGCATCAACAGCATAAGTTGATCCAGCACCGACAACAAAACGGTCTCTTAAATCCGGTGTTCCGTTTGATCCATTACATAAAACATATCCTGCTGGGATAGAACCAATAGACCCAGACCATAAAAATATGCCTCCAGACGGGATTGGTGTAGCTGCTGGTGGTGTTGCGCTTACAATTCCATACAGATTGTCATAGGTTTGGATGGTTACATCGGCAGAAGTTTTTAAAACAAACTTGTAAAAAAATCCTTCCGTTAACCAAATGGTAGACGGTGGACGGCCATCCGTTCCTAAAATGATGGGATTGGTATTAGCAATAAGTCCACTTGAGTCTGTATAAGTAGTTAACGGCGTTGTTGATCCAGCCTGATATGTGTATATTTTTCCAGCATTTAAAGGCAGGCCATCGTTATTAAAAAACTGAAAACCGTTACCTATGGGTGATAGATTGACTGCCATAATTATTTTCCTTTACCAACATCTTTAAGTGGAATCATTTGTTTTTGGGCGCGTTTTAATGCAGACTTTTCTGCCATCGCAACACCTTTTTTAGCGCCATACATACCGCCAACCGTTGCGCCAACTCCTGCGCCTGGAACTCCGCCAAATGCGCCGCCAACTGCGCCGCCTACTGAGGTTCCCAAAGTACCCAATAACGGGGCTGCGCCCAAGCGAATTAAGTTGTGAGCCTGGATAGCTGCGCCAGGATATGACGCATCGTATTTAATGATATGGCCAGCATCATGCAAGTCCTTGACCATCTGGGCCAGTTCTTTGTCCTCCATCAAAACACCCAATTTACGATTGTTGTCGTTTAGGTATTTTGTAATTCCAGCTGCGTTCCATTGGCCTTTATTCTTAGAGCCTTCTTGCAATATACGGTTAGCAAACTGTGCCTTAATTTCCGCAATCGCTGCATCTGCCTGTGGCCGTACTTCGTTTGGCATTTCTTTTAGCAGCTTGATTAAATGACGCTGCTGATCTACATCCATGCGTTCCACGGTAGACGCAATCTTTTCAAACGGTACGGCGCGGTTTATAGGTGACTGTGGGTCGTAGTCCATAATCTTGGCCACGCCTTTTGGATCGTCCAATAAACGCGCAATCTTGGTGCGAATATCCCTAGCTTTTTTGTAAACATCTTGGCCGGCTACGCTAGTCACATCGTTATCAATACGGTCTTTTAAGCGGCCAATAATGCCAGAGCGCTCATTATTCCAGTTGGAGTTAATGTATTTGCGCAGGTTTTCTGCCTGCTCTACGGTCATTGGTTTAACTTTGCCTTGCGCATCAAGCAAATCATTTTCGCGCAAATGGGACTCAATACCACGGCGTAAGGACATAAAACTGTCGTTTACCGTAAAGTTGGAATCGGTATCTAAAAACTTTTGAATGTTGGTAGGAATTACAGCTGGCTGCGTACCAGCAACACTTTTAGCCTGGTCGTAAGCCTGATTCATTTGATTTTGCAGTTCAGCTTTAAAATCATCAAATGGCCTGGTAATCCGTGTGCCGCGGTCATATAGCGCAGTCTCATCTAAACCTAGAGTTCCGCCAGTACGCTCAACAATCTTTTGACCAAAGTTTTCTAATGTGGCTCTTTCGTTAGCCAAGGTATCGCGGTACAGCTGACCTACGGGCGCGTCTACTTTACTGGTTTGGAATTCATTCGCAGCGCCAAATCCATCACCCAAAATGGAGGATTGACGGGCATTTTCTAAGCCAACA